CCCGTATCGGATGTGGTTGTGGATTTGACACAACTTAATGTTAAGGAGGATGTGGCAATATTTCAATTTAAACCGTTGAAAGCACGTTCGTCCTTATCCGTGGCTATTACTTATTCTGATTTTCCATGTGATGTATTGGGAACAGTTGTCCCGAGTCTCACGGGACCATTGCGAGTTTCAAAGGTCGTTAAGACTATTTATCATGATGACGTAATTGATTTGGAACTCAAGTATTGTGGTAAATATCCGTATTTTTCTGCCCCTACTTTTTCTGGACGTATGGTTGAGGTTGATAATATCTTACGATGGAGTGATCCTTATGTTTTAAATCTTGAATCGTGGGCAAATGTTAGTGGTGATACTGCTTTATGGAAGAGAGCAACTATGGATATGTTGCGTGGTGTTTCTGAACTGAGTGGCCTTGATGCGATAACACCATTGACTCTTTATGAGGGTTTTATAGGTATACCTGAGACTGAGATAGGCGGTACAAATTTACAAACTAGTGCGGGGGCTCCGTTTTTTACGAAGAAGAAAGCTTGTATTTCTATTGATCATAACACCAAAGAGGTGACACTTGCTCCTCGCCTTCTACAACAAATTTGGCGTATTTTGGAAATTGTTCGATCCGGAAAGGCATACAGTCCCGCGTGTTTGCACTGTTTGAAAGATGAAGTTCTGAATGTTGATAAGGTCTTGTCAATGAAGACTAGAGTGTTTAATAACTTGCCTTTTGCCTTTAATTTGTTACTTAAGATGTATTATGGTCCACTAACTAGTCTCATGCGTAGGCATAAAACATTCTTCGAAACAGCTGTTGGGATGAATATTTGTTCTGAAGATCTTATTCTTCTTCTCCGTTGGATCTTTGGCAAATATGGAATGTCGGGTGATAGATCTTTTTTCGATGTTCATGCTTCTACTATTGAATTACTTTCGTGTATTCTATTTTACTATGAGTTGAGTGGACATGTGTCTTATACATTGGAAGAGCGTCAAATTGTTCGTTTGCTTGGGCAAAGTGCCATTTACACGATGCGTATAATCAAAAATGATGTCTTTTTTACTACCTTTATGATGTGTACCGGCTTTTGGGCTACTATTTATTGGAATTGCACAAGAAATGCGCAACAGGCTCGATATGTTTTCTTTTATCTATTGGAACATAATCCTCCGCAGTTGGCTTTAGTTGTTAAGTTAGATTTACAGTTTCGTGATGTCGTCCGCCATTTTCTTCTTGGGGATGATAATGTTGGAACAGTACGAGCTCCTTTTCAATGGTATAATCAACAATCCTGTTGTGAGGTGTTGAAAGAAATTGGCCACGTTCTTACTAGTAGTGTTAAAGGAAGAGAGTTACCATTGTTTGAGGCATTTGATGATTTAACGTTTCTTAAGCGTGGTTTTAGGTTTTTAGAAGGTGTATGGGTAGCACCGATTGAGAAGAAGACATTGATTAAAATGTTGAGTCATTATGCAATTTCTGAGTTGTCAGTAGTTGATCATCATTGTAGCAATATTAGTAATGTTTTAGCGGAAGCGTGGATGCATGGATTTGATTTCTTTACTGAAATTGATGAGCGTGTAAACTTATTGGTTTTGAAGCACCAGTTAAGTTCAACTTACTTGCGACGGTTTACTTTTGCAGAGTACGTCACAAAGTATAAAGAGGGGAAGTTGTCCACTTGGAATCCCCTCGCTAACTCAGCAGACAGTCAAATTTAATGGCTACAACGTCAGGTATCGTTGATGCGGGCCAAGTTCCGCAACTCTCAATTGGAGGATCACAAAATGATCAACAATTACAAAATCCTATTGTTGCAGTAGGTGCAGTTTCTAAGGAGACACTTTCTGTTCATACGGGTGTTTCTAGTGATCCGAATTCAGCGTTTCACCGTGATGTTTTGATTCTCAC